AGCTTCTCTTCTACATACGAGGCGAGTAGGGGGGTCAAAAACTGAGTGACCCCCGGTCCGGGGTCTGAGCAACTGAGGCTGGTGGGCTGATGTGCCAAGCGACAACGAAAGCCGGGAAGCCGTGCCGGTCAAACGTCGAGCCGTTCTGCCATCGTCATCTTCCCGCAGAGGTCGACGAACCAGCGTCTGTTGCCGCCGCTGCTTCCGGTGGCGACGAGCTCGTCACGCTCCAGGCGATGCGTGATCTTCTCGCTGCATCGATGGACCAGGCACCGGCGACGGTGGTCGCCCAGATTGCGGCCCGGTTGGAGTCAGTGCTCGCCCGAATTTCTGAGTTGAAGCCTGCCGGCAAGGAGACGTTGAACGATGTCCTTGCTGAACGACGTGCGGATCGGGAGCGTAGAGCCAAGTCTGCTGGCGCTTCCTGAAGGCACCGACCATCCAGCGGCGTTTGACGCCGTGGATGTTGCGTCGGTTGCCGGGCTGGATCTGCACGAGTGGCAAGCGAACGTGCTGCGCCAGTCGATGCGGATGAACGGCAAACGGTGGGCGGCCCGTGAGGTCGGTTTGCTGGTTGGCCGTCAGAACGGCAAGGGGTCGGTGCTCGAGGCCCGACAGTTGGCCGGGTTGTTCGTGCTTCACGAGAGGTTGCAGGTGCATTCGGCGCACGAGTTCAAGACGTGCTACGAGCATTTCCGTCGGGTCAAGGACCTCGTCGAGGGATGCGAGCTGCTGCGTGAGCAGGTCGAGATCATCCGGACCGGTGCCGGTGACCAGGCGATCGAGCTGAAGAACGGATGCCGGTTGCGGTTCATCGCCCGGTCGGGTTCGTCGGGTCGCGGGTTCTCCGCAGATGTGGTCTATCTCGATGAAGCGTTCAAGCTGTCGGACGAGACGGTGGGTGCGCTGCTGCCGGCGATGTCGGCCCGCCCGAACCCGCAGATCTGGTACACGTCGTCTGCTCCGCATGAAGATTCTATGGTGCTACATCGGGTTCGTGGCCGTGCAGCGGCTGGAGATGATCCTCGCCTGTTTGTGGCTGAGTGGGGCAACGAGCAGGACACCGACCCACTCGACGTGGAGGCCTGGTACCGGGCGAACCCGTCGTTGGGTTTGCGGATCGACGAGGACGCCGTGGCAGCAGAACAACGATCGATGGCCCCCGCAGAGTTCGCCCGTGAACGGTTGGGGATTCCCGACGTTCCACTGGATGAACAGAACCGTGGCCCGATCGACGTGCACCGGTGGTCCGATCTCACCGATGGCGACTCGGCCCCGACCGATGCGTCGGTGCGGTTGGCGTTGGACGCGCCACCGAACCGTGCCCGTGCGACGTTCGCGATCGCCGGGAAACGCCCCGACGGCCTGGTCCACGTCGCGACCCGGTACGACGTCAACCCGACCGAAATGGGCGACCTCGTCACGCTGGCGAAGCAGTTGACCGACGGTCATCACACGGCGCTGATTCTGCCGCCGAACTCGCCGGCGAAAGCATGGAAAGCCGAGCTCGAAGCGGCCGGTGTGCCGCTGGACGAGCTCACCCCGGCGGAGTACGCCGAAGCGTGCGGTGCGATCCAGGCGAAGGTGCTGGACGGTGCGATGCGCCACCGGGGCCAGCCGGACATGGACGCCGCTGTCGGCGGGCTGGCGACGAGGTCGTCGGGTGATGTGGATACGTGGTCGCGGCGGTCGTCGAAGGTCAACATCGCCCCGTTCGTCGCCGCAACATGCGCACTGCTGAGAGTTCCGGAGGTCGCCGGGTTCGACGGCGACTACTTCGTGGACCTCGACGATTTCGATTTGGAGTGAACTCATGCGGATGATCGGCACGGCACTCCAACTGGCAGGTCTCGGCACGTTCGTGGCCGGCGGTGTTCTCGAGTACGGCCTGGCCGGTGGTCTCGTGGGTGGCGGGCTCAGTGCGGTGTACGTCGGGCTCGCGATGGACCGCGGCTGATGCTCGGCGCACTCTTCGGGTCCGACAACGACCGCGCCGTGTCGGTGCCGTGGACAACGAACGACGACGGGTGGGGTTCCTGGGGCGGCAACGACTCCGTTGGCACCTGGGCCGGTGCTCACGTCGACGAACGAACCGCTACACAACTGTTGGCCGTGTACGGGTCGGCGTCGTTCATCACCGACGAGATATCGACGCTGCCCGTCAACATCGAAGGCATCCAACGGCCCTCGTGGGTCGATCAGCCGTCGGACGGTGTCGACCGGATCGCTTGGCTCGGCCAGATTGTTTGGTCGCTGCTCCTCTCCGGCAACGCCTACGTTCATGTGATCCGCAACGCTCGCGGGTTCGTGATCGCCGCTGATGTGTTGTACCCCGACAATGTGGCCGTGCGGCGTGAGGGTGGCCGGAAGGTCTTCACCGTGTCCGGGCAACCCGCTGCGGGCCGTGAGATGGTCCACATCGCCGGCCGGATGCGGCCCGGTGACGTGTGCGGGATGTCGCCGGTCGAGTGGTGCCGTCAGACCATCGGGCTCGGCCTGGCCGCCACGAAGTACGGGGCCGAGTTCTTCGACGGTGAGGGCAACATGCCTGGCGTCATCGAGCTTCCGCAGGACGCCCAGCCCGACACGATGCGCGACCTGGCCGCACAGTGGCAGCGCAAGCGCAAACAGTCCGGCCGGGGGATGCCCGGCGTGCTCAAGGGCGGCGCACAGTGGAAACCAACCGGTGTCAACCACGAACAGGCCCAGTTTCTCGCCTCACGCAAATGGAACGCCGCCGAGATCGCCGGTCAGATATTCCTTCTCGACCCGTCCGATCTGGGTATCCCGGTCGAAGGGTCGAGCCTCACCTACGCCAACCTCGAGCAGCGCAACACGCGCCGCTTGCAGGTTGCGTTGATGCCGTGGATGCGTCGCATCGAAACGGCGTTGACGCCGTTGGTCACTGCCGGGGAGTACAAGTTCGACGTTGATTCCCGCCTACGTGGCAACACCCGAGAGTCCTACGAGACGTTGGGTGTCGCGATTGGTAACGGGTTGCTCACCGTCAACGAAGGCCGCGAAGTGATCGGCCGCTCACCCATCGAACCGACCGAAACGGCGATTGACGATGACAATTTCTTCTGACCTCTCAGCACGAGGCGAGCTTGGCCGGCACCGGCGCGAGTTCACCATCGGCGAGCTCGAGATGCGTGCCGATACCGGTGCCGATACGTGGACGTTCGAGGGTGTCGCGTGCACCGTCGATCACCCGTACACGGTCCGTGACCGTCTCGGTGAGTACACCGAAACGATCGCTGCCGGTGCGTTCGACCGGTCGATCGGCAACGACAACAACCGTGTTTCGATGTACGTAAACCACGACTGGCAGGGCATCCCGCTCGCCACGCTGCGGGCCGGAACGCTCGAGTTGCGGGCCGATCCGAACCTGCGGGTCCGTGCCCAGTTGGACCCGGCACGGCCCGACGTGCAGACGCTGCGGTCGGCGATCAAGCGGGGCGAGATGACTGAGATGTCGGTCGGGTTCAACGACGTGGCCGGCGGTACCACATGGTCCGACGACTACACCGAACGGACCGTGACCGAAACGGCTCTGCGTGAAGTATCGATCGTCGAACAGGGAGCGAACGACGCCACCATGGCGGCGATCCGGTCGCTGAACGTCGACCTGGGCCGCATCCGCCAGGTCGACATGGACGAGAACGAGATCCGGCGTGCGGTCGAGCACCTGAACGGGCTGCTCCCGCACGCCGAAGCACCAGCCGAAGAGATCGAAGAGCAGATCGAGGAAACCATCGCCCGCTCGGGTGTGGTCGTCTCCGACGCTCTCATCGAACTGTTCAGCCGCAAGCGCTGAACAACCTGCGTACCCGGACCCGCCGCTCGGACCCCCAACGGGGGAAACCACCGGCAGGGCACCACGACGCAACCCCCACCCAACAAGAGCAACACAATGGAGGTTGCAGCAATGTCGAATGCAAACGAGCGCGTCCGTGCGCTCTCCGAAACCCGCGCCCGCGTGTGGTCCGAAGCCGAAGGTTTCCTCGCCGATCTCAAGGGCGAAGAGATGTCGGTCGAGCAGGCCGAACAGTGGACCCGGTACAACGAGCGCATCGATGCCCTCGCCAACGAGATCGAGCAGATTTCACAGCGCGAGACCAACGAGCGCGAAGCCGCCCAGATCCGCGAAGCTCAGGCGTCGGCGTTCGGTGACCCGGAAACCCCGGAGCGCACCCAGTCGCTGAACCAGCGCATCGCCTCCTGGGCCCGTGGCGAGACCCGCTTCGAAACGCAGGACTACGACGGCATGACCGTCAACGGAATCCGCACCAACGTCACCGCTGTCATGCGGGAACGTGAACTGCTCCGGTCCGGCGCTTCCCCCGAAGAGATCCGTGCCCTCGTGTGGGACACCGGCTCTTCGGCGTCGGTCGTCCCGACGACCCTCGACCGTCAGCTGTACGAGGTGCTCGAGGCGAATATCGCCGCACTTCGCATGCCGACCACGAAGGTCACCACCGATTCGGGCAACCCGATGGACTTCGGCAAGGTCGTCACCCATGGCATCGCGACGCAGGTCGCCGGTCAGGGCACCACGCTGGCCGGTACGGACCCGACGTTCGGGAAGCTCACGCTGACCCCGTCGAAGTTCGCCGAACTCATCGAGGTCAGCAACGATGTCATCACCGATTCCGGTGTCGACATGGCTGCGTTCCTCGCTCGTGACATCGGCCGTGCCGTTGGTCGTCGTGTGAATCAGGCAATCGCTGATGCGATGGTTGCCGGGGTCGTTGTCGGCTCCGGTGGCACTGTCGCTACCGGCGGTTCGCTCATCACCCCGACGTACAACAACCTCGTCGATCTCGAGTACTCGGTCAACGACGCCTACCGTGCGTCGGCCGGTGCTGGCTGGCTGGCGAAGGATTCGACGGCGGGCACGATCCGCAAGCTCCGTGACGGGGCCGGCGGTACCACCGGTTCGCCGCTGTGGCAGCCGTCGGTGCAGACCGGCATCTCCGGTCAGACCCAGCCGGACTCGCTGTTCGGCAAGCCGTTCTGGACCGACCCGAACGTTGCCGCACAGGGCTCCAACGCCAAGGTGTTGTTCTTCGGTGACTGGAACGGCTTCTACGCCCGGTTCGTCGGCGATCCCATCGTGGAGCGCAACGACTCGGTCGGGTTCAAGGAGGACGACGTCTACTTCCGCGGGAAGTGGCGCGCCGCCGGCGGCTATCAGGACCTGACAGCAGTCAATGTCCTCAAAATGAGTGTAACCTGACGCCTGCACTCACTTGCTAAAATGGTTCCATGAACCATCACTGGGTACACCGATGGCTGCCGATGCGACGATTGTCGGTCGGCAGCCTCGGTGTACCGCAAGCAATACCGGGAAGGTCGACGGGTCCGTGCTGAGAAGGCCCGAGTAATCCGGCACGGCTCGGTAAGCGCCGAAATCCTGACGCGCTACGGCGACACACCCTTCGCCTGATCATCAGTTCCCCCGGCAGGGGAACGACGCGACGGCCCTCTGCTGGTTGGTGGGTCGTCGCGTTCCCCTGCCGGGCTCCCCACCCTGCCGGAAGGAAACCCTTAATGCCTGTTCATCGCGTGCAAGAAGCCGACCTGGATCGGCGTGTCCGTGAGTTGGAAGCGTCCGGCGAAACGGTCGTGACCATGACCCGTGCCGTGCTGAGCCCCGACGTGTTCGTCGTGCTCACCTCGTCCGGCACAGCGACCCGTGAGGTGTCGTGATGAAGTTCCTCATTCATGGCAACACACCGTCAGTGAAGACCGGGTACGGGGTTCAGGCCGCGTATCTGGCCGACAAACTCACCCAAGCCGGTCACGAAGTCGCGGTGTCGTCGACCTACGGGCAGCAGTACGGGTTGGGTTCGTGGACCACCCCGAACGGTCACAGCGTCAAGCTGTACCCGAACGGGATTATGACGAACTCGACCGACATCCTGATTGGTCACGCCGAGCACTTCTTCGAGGGTGACCCTCACGGCGGGTGGATTATCCCCCTGACAGATGTGTGGGTGCTGGGCTCGCTGATCGAACCGCTGTCCAAGTTCCAGGTCGCAGCGTGGACCCCGGTCGACCACATCCCGGCTCCGGTGGGTGTCGCCCGGTTCCTGACAGCGTCGGGGGCGATCCCTGTTGCGATGTCCCGGTTCGGGCAGCAGCAGCTCATACAAGCCGGTTTGGACCCCGTGTACGTGCCCCTGTCCGTCGACACGGACGTGTACCGGCCGACGTTCACCGTCGACATCGCCGGGACCGAAGTATCGGCCCGGCGACTGTTCAACCTGCCCGACGGGGCGTTCGTGGTCGGCATGGTCGCCATGAACAAAGACCCACTCGACCGCAAAGGATTCAACGAAGCGTTCCGGGCGTTCGGCCAGTTCTGGCAAACCCACCAGAACGCTGTGCTGTTCGTCCACACAGACCAGCACGGTGTCGCCGGCGGCTACGACCTCCCCACGTTGGCAGCGCACGCAGCGGTCCCTGAACATGCGATCGTGTTCTCCGACCAGTACGCCTACCGGCTCGGCCTGCCCGCCAACCTCCTCGCCGCGGCGTACACCGCCATGGACGTGCTCCTGGCCCCGTCGCACGGCGAAGGGTTCTGTGTTCCACTGATCGAAGCGCAGGCGTGCGGCACCCCGGTCATCGCCTCCGATTTCGCTGCTCAGACTGAGCTCGTCGGGAACGGCTGGACCGTCACCGGGCAGCTCTGGTGGGACCAGGCGCAGATCGCTTCGTACATCGTCCCGTACATCGCTGATATCACCGCCAAGCTCGCCGACGCCTACACGGTCCTCGAGACGGAAGCCGACCGGTACTCGGCCGAATGCGTCTGGTTCGCCGCCGGCTACTCCGTCGACCATGTGTGGACCGAGCACTGGGAACCGTTCATCGCGTCACTGACACCTCCTGAGCTGGTCGAAAAACCGGTCATGGAACAGGTCGATGTGATCGTGCCGTTGATGCGACCCGACCGGCTCGAACGTCTCGTCGGTTCGATCAACGACAAGCGGGCCAACGTCATCGTCGTTCACGACATCACCAACCCGCCGCACCTACAACTGATGCCGCTGTGGAAAACCGTCGCCACCGGCAAGGAACTCACCACATACGCAGAGAAGGTCAACCGGGCCGTCGAAGCATCCGAAGCCGACTGGGTACTCGTCGTCGGTGATGATGTGCAGTTCACCGACGGTTGGTTCGACGCCGCTGTTGAGAAGACCCGCTGGTTCGATGTGGTCGGCACGAACGACTCCGAAGAAGGACGGGTCCGTAACCCCGAGGTCGCCGCCGGACGCCACGCCGATCACTTCTTCATTCGGCGCAGCTACATCGAAGACAAGGGAGCATGTCTGGACGGTCCCGGTGTAGCAATGCCGGAGTGCTACCGGCACTGGTTCGTCGACCGCGAAGTCATCGAGTTGGCGAAGGCCCGCGGCGTGTACGGCCACGCATATGACTCGCGAGTTATACACCACCACCCCGGTTACGACGGCAACGAAGAAGCCCGCGAGGCCGACCCGGTCTACATGCTGGCGGTGGACAACTCCGACGACGACAACCGCACCTGGCTCAAACGGGCACCCCTCGTGGCGC